TTTCTTTCCTCAACAGGAATAGATATACCTAAATCGGCATTGGTACTTGGTACTGATATATTTATGTACACAGCATCAAGTCAAGCTGTAACAATCGGATCAGCTGTGAGCATGACTGAAAGGCTTAAGGTTTTTAACAATGGGCAGTTGAAATTAGCTGCTTACACTTCAACTTCATCCTTTACAGGAATTGCACAAGGCTACCTTGCTTTCACGAGTGGCGGTCTGATAATCACAACTGCATCACCAAGTGGAGTATCAGGTACTCAAAACTACTTAGCAAAGTTTGATTCAACAGGCATAGCAGTAGGCAATAGCCGAATCGTAGATGATGGTACTAACTTCCTCCTAAATGGTGCATCTTCAGTTGTTACAGGACTTAACCTTGTTGGAAATATGTCTGCAACTGAATCGCAAGGTGGTTCTATATTGTTAAGGCGGTCAGCAGTACCAACAAGCGGACAATCATTGTGTATAATTGATGCCTATGGCATAACCACAGGCAGCACTTATCAGATGGGTGGTGGTATTGAGTTTAGGGCATCGCAGAACTGGAATAGCACAAGTGCAGGAACTGAATTAGCTATTCAGACTGCACCTGACAATACTATTGCTCCTGCTGATATGTTTGTGTTCCTAAACAATGGAGCAGTAAGGTTTATCGGTAGGACTTCCAATCCTATCGGAGCAGCAGCAGGAACGATGTACTATAATTCCTCCGCAAATAATATGAGGTATTATAACGGAACGAGTTGGATTACTTTTTAATTCTTAAATTTGTTAAAACTTATAACTATGACTTACAAAGATCTCATTGAAACTATGCAGCAATTGGTTCACAATATTGGGAACCAAGAAACTAAGACTCAAAAAAAACTACTCGCAATTCATGGTAAGCTTAAAAAGTACTATGAAAATTATGAGGAATTACTTAACGATATCCGCCTTGAAAATGCCATGACTGAGGACAACGGAGCATTGATTTTGGATGAAAAGGGTGGATATAAGTACAATAAGGATGGTCAACGCAAAATGTATAAGGAAATTAAAGAATTACTCAATAAAGAGTTCAGCCATGATCTGATTGAGGTAATAAATACAAAAGGGCTTGAAGATCATATATATTTAAAATATTTCGTAACGGGCGTAAATTTCATAGAAGACAATGAGTGAGATGCAGTTCATAATAGATAGGCTTGAGGCAATTGATTCCAAGTTTGATGAGAAACTGGATAAGATACTCATTCAGACTACCAAAACAAATGGTAGGGTATCAGGCTTGGAGAATTGGAAACGTGGAATCTCTAAAACGATATGGTGGGTTATGGGCATCGCAGGAGCAGTAATTCTTTTATTAATTCAAAAATATCTATTATGAGTAGTTTCTTTTCATTGAACAAACGTGATGCCATAAATGGGTTAATCGTTGCTTTTCTTTCTGCTGCCCTTGCAGGGACTATTGCAGCACTTGAGGCGGGTGTTCTGCCTTCAGTTGATGCTTTGAAATCTGATGCTTTATTCGGTCTTAAAGCAGCAGGAGCATATCTGCTTAAAAACCTTTTCACTAATTCTTCTGATCAATTCCTTGCAGGTGAAAAATAGTGTTTTGTTGATTGTCATGGTTCTCATAGGTTGTAATCCCGTTAGGTTCGTCCTTCGGGATTCTTCTTCTTTTCAAAAAGTAGCTGATGAGGTAATAAAACGTGGCTACTGCTTAAATGATACTACTTACATACATAGTAGTGATACCCTTGAAGTACATGATACGACTACAATGATATTTGTGGATACAACTATTGTTAATGATACTACCTATCTATGGGAAACAAAATTTCACACTGTAACCAAGACACGCACAATTAGAGATAGTATTAAATCGGTAGTTATTGATTCTGCCCAGGTTAAAGTTCTACGCAGGAACTTACAAGACACCGAAATAAAGCTAAACGCTGCACTAAAGGATCAGAAAGGATTAAAACGCATTATCTTACTTATCGGAGGTGGTGCGTTATTATTTTTCTTACTCTTATTTAAGTTGAAATGAAACTATCTGAGCATTTGACACTTGCCGAAATGATTCGTTCTGAATCTGCTAAACGTTTAGGAATTAGCAATCAGCCAACATCAGAGCATCTTGATAACATGAAGATACTCGCTGAAAACATCTTTGAGCCTATTAGAAAGCACTTTGATTCTCCGATATATGTTTCATCAGGTTATCGTTCTGAGGCTCTTAATAAGGCATTAAAGAACGCATCCAAGACCTCACAACATTGCAAAGGTCAGGCAATGGATATTGACATGGATGGGAGTGGGTATGTGTCAAATAGAATGGTATTTACGTTCATACTTGGTTTAGATTTTGATCAACTTATTTGGGAATTCGGTGATTCACTCAATCCCGATTGGGTACACGTTTCCTATGTTGGAGCAGGAAATCGCAAACAAGTTCTGAAAGCCATCAAGTCTGGTAAGACTATAAAATATATTCCTTATTAGGATTCTCAGGGAAACGCCTGAATTCAACTTTAGGATAGTAGTAATCAAACTGTTCTACCTTTATCCATTGATCCTTGTAGCGGAATTGTAACCCATGTTTATACCTCCATAGTACGTTATAGCGGTTTAACTTAGCCTCCATGTAGTGTTTTACACTATTACTGATTGTAACGTTTCGCATATCCATCTGATACCATTTTGTCGTTTATATTGCCAATTTTTACGACAGGTCTGCCGTATTTATCAAGTCCTGTGGACTCAATGGTAAACTCAGAGGTCAGCATCTGCATTAGTGCCACCTTAGATACCTTCCCCTCCTCCGTGTTCATCTCAGGTGCATTAATCCCTGCGAGCCTGCAATTAGCGGTGTAGGTGAGTCTAAATCCAAGATCAATGGTTAAATTGACCGTGTCACCATCTACGACACGGTTTAGTTTTGCTTTGTAGGTGTACATATTAGTTATGTAGATTTATATGTGCTTGTGTATAATTTTCGTTGAAATAATTTTCATCAATAGTCGTACCAGTAGGGCAAGTTAGATTTTCCTTTTTTTGACATTGAAAACCTTCCATAAATGCTTTTTTTATCAAACTCTTTTCTAATTCAGCAGCATATTTTAAATATTCTAAAACCTTTCTGGTTTCTATATTAGTTGCACCTAAATAATTTGCTGAATGAAAAAGCTTATGCATCTTTTCCAAAGGAGTTTCTAATTTCATTAATTTTAATGATTTGTCTTCCATTTTATTTGTTTTTTAGTTTTTCGTGTTCAATTTTTAACTTGTGGCAGTAAATCGCAGCGTCAAGCAACTCTTCCTGCAAATGCGTCACCCAATCCGTGAATGACAAGTCATCTCGCTCCATCGTCGTGCCATACTTCTTAATCCCAACTTGGCTGCGTTGGTACATTTTGCGGATGACTGCTGCGACTATCGGGTCGCTTTGTTCGTAGGTTTCAAAGTCCATTGTTGTATGTTTCGTTGTAATATTGTTCTGCCTCTTCTATTGCACTATTTGGAATAAAATAATCTACTGAATAAAACTGCCCATCATAAAAAGCCTTTTCAATCTGCTTCTTTTCCACATCGATCAACTCTTTGCATTTAACAATCAATTCAAGTGGTATAGTGTACTCATGAGCCATCAACTCATCTAACATTTGGTGCATTGCGGTTTTTTGTGCCATAAGTTATTTGTTATAGGTTTGTTCATAAAGCATTTCCATACTATCTAAATTACTTTCGTTTTTTCTTGCTTCCCATTGTTTAGCAAAATCAATCATCTGCTCCTTTTCCATTTCTTTGGCTTGTTCAAATTCTTCATCAAATATAGATTCCTCATAAACTTGTCTTCTATTGTACTTTTCCTGTAACCATTCTACTGCTGTCATGTTATTTGTTTTTAATTGTTCGGAATTTCCGAATAGTTGAACATTTCGTTGACATCAACGATATGGTACTAATCAAGCGCTACTGGGTAATAAAAACTCGCATAGTTAATTTCCATATTCGCCTTTTTGGTAGTTGTGTAACAAGCCTTACACTTGTGAACATAACCATCAGATGATGAGCTACTGCGTGGGAATGAACTATAGTCCTTAGTCATATTACACCCTGCACAGACCTTTTGTCCATCTTTATGAGGTCGCTTAGGCTTGGCTTTTGCAGCCTTGCGGTTCTTCTGGTACAAGGCTGCACATTGTTTACATTGCCTGTTATAGCCGTTCTTTTCGCCTGCCTTTAAGTGGTATTCATTTACTTCCTTAAACTTACCACACTTAGTACATTGCTTTTTCCCACCAGTAAGTTTGGATTCTCTTTTCATCTTATTGCGGCACTCCTTGCAACTCGCCTCAAGCCTATCTTTGTTGATAGGATTGCGGTGGTATTCGGTTAGTTCCTTTGTCTCATTACAGGTTTTGCAGGTTTTCATTTAGAATAGTTGTGTTTGTATAGTAGGGTTATAACTTGCATCGTATCTTTTATTTTCTCCTTTAGGGTATGGGTGAATTTTATATTTTAGATTTAATAAATATATTTTTTTGTCTTTTTTAGTTGCTATTATATAAACATATCTAAATTTTGGTAATTGTTTCTCTGTTTTAATTACTATACCCTTTTTATCAATATGTCTTCTCGTTTTTACAATTTCGCCATTTTGTAAATAATATATTTTCTCTATTGAACTTAGTCCTGTATAAATCCAATTTGTAGCTTGATATATATACCCGTAGTGGTTCTGATTTTTGTCAGCATAGGAAACAATACACATTGGCTTAGGCAATATTTTCAATACGTTTGAAACAAAATAAGATAAAGCATTTTTATCTAAATTTTCTTCCACTACTAATCTGTTCAATTCATAAACAATATGCTTATGTTCTTTTCCTAAAATTCCTTCACATAGTGTGTAACTTGCAGGTTTACCTATTGTTAAGCAACCAACTAATATATTATTATCAAATAATCCAAAAGCATAAGATATACTTGGTATCCTTTTAGCGTAATGCTTATGGAATAACCAATCATGTGTAATATAATTATCAATGCTTTTAACCTGATATTTATCTTTAACACTCATAATGTACACGCTTGAATATAATGCTGCCTTTGGTGTTCGAACTCAATTTGCTGCCATCTGCACCCATGTGCTTCGAGCAATGCCTCCCATACTTGCTCCCAGTATGCTTTGTCTTCGGAGTGCTGATGGAGTAGGCAGATAGCTGATTCAGCTGCGTTGAATGATAGATTCATGTATAAGTAAATCTGTTCTGCTTTGTCTTGTGCGCTCATTTTAAATTCAATTTAAGGCAATACGGGCAGATAGACTGCTGCCTACTGATTGCGGTGATAGTATAGTATTTACGGCATGAACGGCATTTAATCCAAAATGTCTTAATGAGTTTCATATTGCTTAAGTATTTCGTTGTAAGATGATGTACTTATGGCTTGTGGCAATTGTAATACATAGAAATATCCCTTAAAAAATGCTTGAACATGATTACCGCAGGGGTAACCATATTTATCACCCATACGTTTGGATACAAACTTTCTGAACTCTGGTGTCATTTCTATCTTCTCGCAATTTAACCCATGGTAAAACCCATCTGCCCAATCCTCTAAATAAACTGCACCACGTAATTCATGTATGTGACCTATTGATTTAAAAGCCAAGTTTTTAATGATTGATCCTGGTATCATAACCCTATATTTTTCATGTGCATGGAAATCTCATTATCGTTCTTCAATGATAGCTGATCCTCAACACCACGAAGAGCGTGAATGACAGTTGTGTGGTGCTTGATGCCAGGTGAGAAGAATATACCGATATCTTTCAGCTTCCAATGGCAGCGGTAATAAAGATAATATGCCAATATGGAACGAATAACGACTATATCCCTATCTCGTCTGCGTACACGCAGTGTGCTGATTTCGCATTTGAAGTAGGTTAATACACGCTGAATTACATACTCAGATGTGTTGAGTCGTGCTGATTCACGGATGCCAGGTAGAACGTATGGACTTACCATATATGTGGGTCGTTTTCGGTTACTCTGCCAACAATAGACAATAAAATTAATATAACTGCAACCAATATGGATACTTTGTTTTCAGCATAAAACTGTTTCAATTCTTTCATTTACTTTGGTTTTTAAGGTTTGTAAATCTGTTATTTGGATTTGAAAAAAGCTATCTAACTGACCATTGTCCAAGAATGACTCATATAAGTTGATTTTCTCATCAATGAGCCGTTGAAGGGTAAGTAGTTCGTAGATTGTTAGGTTCATGTTTCTGTGTTTGAGATTCAAAACTATTCCTTTATTGTGAAATAAAAAAATATTTTTTATATTTATTTTATTCTATATTTGCAATTCACCAAACAATTAAACATAATGGAAGAAAAGCAAAGACAGAAGCCAGGCAGGAAGAAACTGCCTGAAGATCAGCGTAAACTCATCGTAACGGCTTATCTCACCGCTGATGAAAAACGTATTATAAATGAGAAATTCGGGAATTTATCTAAGGCAGTACGTACATTATTAGTAAACAACTAAACCAAGCAGCAATGAAACAGGAACTCATTAAAGCTACCGATGCAGTAACATTAGGCGAAACATTCCATAAATCAGGAATGTTTGCAGACATCAAATCAGCAAGTCAAGCAGTAGTAAAAATCATGGCAGGGGCAGAAATGGGAATCAGTCCATTCCAAGCAATGAGCGGAATCCACATTATCCAAGGAAAGCCAAGCATAGGTGCAGGACTCATGGCATCAAGAGTAAAGGCATCTGGAAAGTACAATTATAGGGTAACTGAGATGACTGACACCATCTGCACAGTAGAATTCACCGAAAATGGGCAGTCAATCGGTGTGAGTACGTTCACCATCGAAGATGCAAAGAAAGCAGGAACAAAGAACCTTGACCGATTCCCACGGAATATGCTCTTCGCTCGTGCTATGTCAAACGGTGTTCGTTGGTACTGCCCAGATATCTATGAAGGGCCAGTATACGTGCCTGAAGAGATGCAGGAGCCCGAGCATCCGATTCAGACACCGAAACGTATTCTCGATGAGGAACAGTGGGCAAAACTCATTGAATCGGTAAAGGGTGGTAAAAACTATGATTGGGCAATTGAGAATGTAGAGATGACACCCGACCAACGGAGTGAACTCGAATTTGCGAATTCCAATAATATCATACTATGAAACGTTGGAAATTCAGACTTGTCTGGATATTAATCACATTATTCACCGCTGCAATATGGGCAGTAATAATAAATCACTTATGGAACTAACTACACAACAAAACGGGTGGCTGCGTATGGCAGACATGAAAAACACCCTATTCGATGAACTCCAAAAGGCTGAACTTGAAGTTCAGTCTTCTCTTGAGGAAATTACAACGGATAACCTCAAATCGGCAAAGTCAATCATGGCATCTGCCAAGGATAAGAGAATGGCATTCACGGGTATGATTACGGATAAGCTGATCAATCCTGCAATGGAGTATGAGAAACGAATGCAGAACGTTATCAACGCTGCTGCGGTCGTAGAACTTGAGATGCGTAAGAAACAAGAGGAAGAGACTTTACAGGCTCAAGCACTTATCAATGAAGAGGCTGCACTGCGTAATCACATCACTAATGAATATTTCCGCATTGCTGCTGAGAATCGGCTTAATTACCAGAAGGGGATTGATGCCTCATATCGGAACTGCCTTGCAAATCGTGTACCCGTTGAAAAGATACCTGCAATGATAGCAGATATGAAACGGATACTTTCACTCTTTGAGGTACCTGAGATGACTAAATTTCAGCGTACATTGGTCTCAGATGAAAGGGCATTGCAGATATTTCAGTCAATTGAGAAGTATGATCCGAAACTTGACCTCAAGCGTTATCAATCTGAGGCTGAGAAGAAATGGGTTAACTATGAAATGGACTTAGCCAATGCCGATGTAGCAATTAAGGCACTTGAGAAACAAGCTGTTGAGAGAGAAGCTGAAATTGCTCAAGAGATAGCCATTGAGACGGCTACTAATACGCTGATTGCCCAAGCAGAGACTATTACACTTGAAACACCACGGATTAAACGTGAGGTTAAAATTATCGTTGTCGAATCAGAAGCATGGGCAAAGGCGGTAATTGTGAATTTCATACGTATATTCCCCGTTGACAAGTTACGTGTGAAGTCATGGAGTAAACTTACTTTGGCTCAAATGGCTGAAGCCTTGGCGAAGTCTGGTGCTGAATTGCATAACCTACAAACCGAGGAAGTATGCAAGTAAGTAACATTCAGTACTATCGGAACAACTTCGAGGCTTATAACACCATGAAGGGGTACTCTTATAGTGGTATTACCAAAGGAGCAGGATTTACGCCATCAGCAAAGATGCGACTTGGTACTGCGGTGCATGAATACCTTCTTGAGCCTGAGAACTACAACCATGAGAATCGGGACATTGTAGTACCGTTGGCAAACGCAGTTAAAGCCGAATTGGGAGCGTTATTACCCTTTCTTGATACTGAGTTATCCGTTTACGCTGAGTTCGAAAATAACGGCTTAATAATGCCTTACAAGGGTAGGGTTGACATGGTTAGAACGGGTAAAATAGTATTAGATTTGAAGGTATCTGAAGTACCTTTACGCAATTCAATTCCATATTTTGGCTATGATAGGCAAGTAAACGGCTACATGGCAGCCACTATGTCTGATTTGGGTATGATTATCCGAATTGATCCCAAGAATGCAAGGGTAGAGAAAAAGATGATACCCAAAGACCATTCGTGGTGGGAAGATCAGATATCACGTTTCGGCATTCCTAAAGAAATTTATTAAAACAAATACAATGAGTACACTTTACACAGGCAGCATCTGCGTTTCAGACATTGACAAGAGCAAATTAACACAAGCTAAGAACGGCAAACTCTACCTTTCCGTTGACATTTGGATAAACGACCAAGCAGACAACTACGGCAATACTGGGAGTATTTCAATCAGACAATCCAAGGAAGAAAGAGAGGCTAAGACAAAAAAAGTCTACATTGGAAACCTAAAACCCGTTGAAAAGTCCAATAATACCCCATCGGCTCAAGCAATTGATCCATTACCTTTCTAATGTTCAATCTGTGATTTACCCCGCTTGTTTTTACTCGTGGGGGTTTTTTTAAAACTTATTAAACTATAACTATGATTTACAGAGATCATTTTCAAAACTATAAGGGATACGCAATCCCAAAAGCACAATTAATTATTGCAGACATACCATATAATTTAGGGAACAACGCATATGCTTCAAATCCTGCATGGTATAAAGATGGCGACAACTCCAATGGGGAATCGCATTTAGCTGGTAAAAGTTTTTTTGATACAGATGAAGATTTTAGACCTGCTGAATTTATGCATTTTTGCTCAACCATGTTAAAATCAGAGCCTAAAAAGGTAAAGTCTGAATGCGAAGGAAGGCAGAAAAGCGAAGCGCCTTGCATGATAATCTTTTGTGCTTTTGACCAGCAAATGTATTTAATAGAATTAGCAAAAAGATATGGATTAAACAACTACATAAATTTAGTATTTCGTAAAAACTTTTCTGCCCAAGTTCTAAAAGCTAATATGAAAGTTGTTGGAAATTGCGAATATGGACTAATTCTTTACAGAGATAGATTACCAAAATTTAGAAATAATGGCAAAATGATTTTCAATTGCATGGACTGGCCAAGAGATAATGAATCTGAAAAAATTCACCCAACTCAAAAACCGATTGAACTGTTAAAAAATTTAATATCAATTTTTACAGATGAAGGAGATGTGGTTATTGATCCTGTTGCTGGAAGTGGTTCAACTTTAATCGCTGCCGAAAGATTGAACAGGAAGGCTTATGGTTTTGAAATTAAGAAAGACTTTTATACAAAGGCAAGTGCATGGCTTGCAGAAGAAAGACAAACTAAAAAAGATGTAGCTGAATATGGATTTGATAAAACACGTATTGAAAAATCAGGATTAACCCTATGGTCATGAGCAAAATACGATATAACGAAACCCATTACGATTGGTTTAAAGAGCAATATCCTGCTGCTTTTAAAGATGGATTCTATTCACCACCACCAATGCCGACTATCACCAATGCGAATGGTTTAACCAAGTACATAACTAATTTCTTATTCTGGAAAGGTCATAGAGCCACAAGGGTGAATGTTCAAGGAAGGATAGTAAAGGGTAAATGGATTCCGTCAAGTACGAGGAAAGGGTCTGCAGATATCTCAGCTACAATTAAAGGCAGATCAGTAATGATAGAAATTAAGGTAGGCTCAGACAGACCACGACCAGAACAGTTGCAAGAGCAGGAACGGGAGAGGCGCAGTGGTGGGATTTATGAGTTTATCTCAACACCAGAGCAGTTTTTGGAACTTTATGATAAAGTTGTAAATTTGTGATGTCGGAGTTGGTCACCGACACAGAATAAATAGGAAAATAAAATTATTACACAAGCCCATAGTGGGTAAAACGAAAGTACCTATTTGCTTTCACGCCTGACCAGCAGTTTTACCTATTATGGGTTTTTTATTTAAATAATATGAATCAGAAAGAAATTGATCAATTAATTGAAATTTACAAAGACTACCCAAATTCAGTAAAATTTATTTACGCCTGTTATGAGTGTTTTAAGACAAGAAAATCTAATTTCCCAAGGCAATTTATTAATGCTGTATTTAGAAATAATATTATTAATGATTGCTATTTTGAAACATTCAAAAGGCTTTCAGCTCATTGGAACAATGTAGCTTATGACAAATTATTACAGGGGGATTATGAAAGTTATTCATATACTGCTTATACAGTAGCCAATTATAGGATAATTGCTCATTTTTTAGAAAATCACGAGTAATTAATATAATTAGTAATTTCAATACCCTTTAAAATAATTTTATGAAAGCCAAAATAAGCTTCTATAATAATATCAATCAAAACAAATCAAAGCAAACAATTGATATAACTGAATTTCTATATCATGTAAAACATGGTAAATGGCAAAGTATATCGGAACAAGTAGCCATAATACAAGACCATAATAAAAGACGTGAGAAAAAGGCTGAAATAGCTCCATACGTCACAATATCAGGGTACTTTGAAAATGAACGTGCAGCGGACAAATTGTCCCTGCATTCTAATTTTATAGGTATGGATATTGACGATATCCCTGAAGAATTAGAAAATATCAAGCACTTATTAAAGAATGACCCTTATGTTTATGCGATTTTTAAATCTATTTCAGGCAATGGTATTTGTGTTTTATTCAGAATTGATGGAAGCAGACACATTGATGCTTTTTATTCAATAGGTGATTATCTGCTTAAAAACTACCAGTTAATCATTGACCAAAGCGGAAAGGATGTTAGCCGTGCAAGATATGTTTCTTATGATCCTGACTTGCATATAAATGATAAAGCGCCAATTTTTAAAAAGTACTTGCCAAAGCCTAAAAAACAAGTACATAAAACAAAGCTTAAAACAATATTTGTTGAAACTGAATTTGACGATATAATAAAACAAATGGTTGACAAAAATGTCAATTGTGTTGAATCATATCATGAATGGATTGAAATAGCTTTTGCACTTTCTGACAAATTTGGCGAAAATGGAAGAGAATATTTTCACCAGTTAAGTTCAATATCAGGCAAGTATGATAGAGATATTTGCAATAAACAATATACAAATTGTCTAAAACATACTGCAAAAGGAAATAAAATAACAATAAAAACTATTTATTACCATGCAAAAAAGGCAGGGATAAACATAAATAGCCAAAAGGTAAAAAAGATTGCTGCTATTACATCAAGCCAAAAAAAGGCAGGACTTTCAGCAGCGCAAATAGCTGAAAACCTTGAAAAACATGAAGGAATATCAAGACATGAAGCCGATGATATAATAAATCAAGCCTTTCAGGCAGATACTAATTTTCAATCTGAAGATAACATTGTAGATCAGGTACGTGCATATTTAAGACATACATACAATTTAAAACGTAATTTAATAACACGTAAAATAGAGAACAATGGTAAAATAATGGATGAAATTGAATTGAATACTATGTTTTTAGATTGCAAAAACATATTCAATCAACTTACATCTGAAATATTCATGAAGATAGTTTTCAGTAATAATACACCATCATACAATCCACTTTTAGACTGGTTTGAGGATAATACTGGTAATCCTGAAGGTGTAATCGATGAATTCTTTTCATCTTTTGATACTGAAGATGATATAAAATACTATGGTAAAAAATGGTTAGTAGGCGTTATTTCTGCTATTCATGGCATCCATTCCCCTTTGATGCTAATTTTAGCAGGTGAAGTTCAGGGAACTGGTAAAACTGAAGCCTTTAGGCGAATGCTACCAAAAGAGTTACTACCTTATTACGCTGAATCTAAATTGGATGCAGGAAAGGATGATGAAATATTGATGTGTCAAAAACTCATTATCATGGATGATGAAATGGGGGGCAAAAGCAAAAAGGAGAAAACAAGGCTTAAAGAGCTGACATCCAAACAAACATTTACTTTGCGTGAGCCATACGGCAGAATGAACGTTGATTTGGACAGACTTGCAGTATTGTGCGGAACAACAAACGACCTGAAAATACTGAACGACCCAACTGGAAACAGGCGATTAATTCCAATACAAATCAATTCGATTGACCATAAAAGATATAATGCAGTAGATAAAAAGCTATTATTTATTGAAGCATATAATTTATGGCAGTCAGGGTTTGAATGGCAATTGACTTCTGAAGACGTGAAAAGAATGGATGTACAAAATGAAAAGTTTGAAGATCATCCATTGGAATATGAATTGATTATCAAATACTTTGAATTACCTAATCAATACAATTACATAGAATTGACTGCTACTGAAATAAAAATTCACATTGAAAACCAATCAAATCAAAAAATACAATCAGTTAATATGCTTGGAAGACAATTGAAAAAAATAGGGTTTGAATGCACAATAAAAAAAATTAATAATTCAGTCCATCAGGTGTATAAAGTAGCTGAAAAAAGCAAAACACCTTATTCAGAACCTCCATTTTAGGTTAAGGAAGTTAAGGAAAGTTAAGGATTCTAAAAAATATCCTTAACCGATGAAACTCAATACAGTACTGCATTTCAGCGAAAGGTTAAGGAAGTTAAGGATTTTTTTCATATAAAGACTGAATATAAATACATACATACACACACATACACATACATATTTATGGATATAGTTTTGAGATACTTTTTTGAAAAATCCTTAACCATTGTAATTAAATGAAAATCAAATACTTATCAGGTTAAGGTTAAGGATATTATTTTTTTATGCGACCAAAACGCTCAATTATTATCGGAATAAAAAATATTTCGCCATAAATATCTAAATCTGATTAATTTTGTTTAAATGGCAAAGAAAGGGTTTTACATACGGCATAATACAAAAGACAATAGCATAATGCTTAATGTCTTTGTAGACGATTTTAAGGCGTATTTAGACACTTTGCAGTCAGATGATGGTTGGATAAAGCTGAGGATATTTGAGAGGCAAGAAGTGGACTCTAAAGGCTTTACACACGATATGCACGCAATACAGATGAAAACTGGTAATGATGGGTAAGAAAACGATACTACACAATGATTTGAAAAAAGAGGCTTTCATTAAGGCTTTTCAGAATAACTACGGGAACATAACTCAATCAGTTGAGGCTGCGGGTGTTTCAAGGAGCATTTATTACCAATGGGTAAAGGATGATCCTGAATTTGTTTCCAGGCTTGAAGCCATTGAACCAAAGGAGATTAAGAAGGATTTCATTGAAACGGCTCTGATGCGTAAAATCCGTGAAGGGGATACCGCTGCCATAATCTTTGCGAGTAAGACTCAGTTAAAGGATAGAGGGTATATCGAACGCCAAGAACTAACAGGAGCCGATGGGGATAAATTAGGAGCATTCACTGTAGAAATAATCAATGGGGCAACCGCTGAAAATACAGACAAGTAGAGTTTTCGAAATCCTAAAGGATTCGTCTACCCGTATCACTGTGATGCAGGGTGGATCACGTAGCGGTAAAACGTACAACATAATCCTCTGGTTTGTTATTAAACTCCTTCAGGAACGGGGTAAAACGCTTTCCATTGTGAGGCAGTCACTTCCGAGCATCAAGGGTTCGGTGCTGCGTGATTTCATTGAAATCCTGCTGAAGATGGGTATTTACGATGAAAGTAACCACAATAAGACAGAGCAAACGTACAACCTCAATGGTAATCTTGTTGAGTTCGTATCCGTTGACCAACCGCATAAAATACGGGGAAGAAAGAGAACCTATCTCTTTATGAACGAATGCACTGAAATGTCATACGAAGCATGGGTGCAGCTTACCATGAGGACTGAAGGTAAAATCGTTCTTGACTATAATCCTTCGGACGAGTATCATTGGGTTTTTGATAAAGTCATTCCAAGAGATGATGCTGATTTCTTCATCACCACTTACAAAGACAATCCATTCCTGCCGAAGGAACTTGTGGCTGAAATCGAACGCTTAAAGGATGCAGACGAAAACTATTGGCTCGTTTACGGATTAGGTCAGAAAGGCAATCAGAACGACACAGTTTACACCCATTGGAGGCCCGTATCAAAGATGCCTGAAGGTGAAACTGTTTACGGATTGGACTTTGGATTTAACAACCCATCAGCAATGGTTAAAGTCGTATTTCATGATGGTGGGATATACGCAGAGGAGATGCTTTATGAAACGAAACTCACAACAAATGATCTTGTAGAGCGTATCAAGAATATTGGTATTTCACCATACGATGAAATATTCTGCGATTCCGCAGAGCCGAAAACGATTGAAGAACTTGTAAGGAATGGGTTCAATGCAAAGCCTTCGAACAAAGATGTATTTGTGGGCATCCAAAAGATAAAATCTTTGCCTTTCTTTGTGTTGGATACTTCAGCCAATCTTATCAAGGAACTGAAGAACTATAAGTGGAAAACGGATAAGAATGGCAAGAGATTGGATGAGCCTGTGAAGTTCATGGATCACGCAATAGACGGACTTAGATATAGTGTATACACGAAATTAAACGCACCACAATTAACGTGGGGCATAATATAACAATATGGGTATTTTAGATATATTCAAGAAAAAGGGACTTAATCCAACTCCAACAATTCAGCGTGAGGTGCAATCCATTAACGGGGTTGTATTACAGGCGTATGACAATAGAGCGTATGTTGAGGATGGATATTTAGGTAATTCCGATGTTTACGCGATTGTTACCTTCCTTGCGAGGAAGGCTGGTTCAATTCCGTGGTATGTCTACAAAATGAAGCCAGGCGAGAAATCTAGAACATCACTTGAAAGGTATAAGCAACTCAGCAAGGGCATCATGAACAAAGGTGCCTTTGAAAGGGCAATGATTGAGCGCAAGAATGCTTATGAGGAAAACATGGTTACCTCAACTCCTTTGGCTAAGTTATTGGAGCGACCTA